TCATTTCATAGTTCCTTTCTAAAATAACTATAACTCTATTGTAAGCATTTCGAATCAGAACGCAAGGGCAAAAAGAAAAGTTTTTTATTATCGTTTGTTTTCAGAGGCGTTAGGGGAGGTTACCCTCCCCCAAATTGCTACTTTGATATCCAGTATTCCATCATCAGGCATTCCTTGTGAGGAAGATCCGCTGGTGGCTTCATGGACATGAACTGATTCATTCTTACAATCAGTTTGGTCATTGTGACCCTGCGAGAATGGATGATGTATCCACTCTTGCGTAGCTTGGTTAGCTGTGCTGCTGGATTGCACACACCAAACATATTCATCGCTTCGATCAGCGAAATTGGATTGCCTTCAAGCATATGGTTCTCCATAGCCAGTGATGACGGAAAGCCTTGGAATTTTGCCATTTGGTAGTCCCTTTCTCAGTGGTAGTGGGGAGCCGTAGCTCCCGATTAGTTGTGAGTGTCGAAAGACTGATCCCAATCCACATCCGCGTTGAGTGGTTGCCTAATGAAAGTTTGATCCATAATTGGCCCAATTGCATCAGTCAGCGTTCCATCGTGTAAAGTGCGCCGCATTGCTGCAGAAGTATTTCCGCGCATAATCCAAGCAATTGCAATGTTTTCTGCATGGACAATATCTTCAGCATCAAGCTCAACAAAACGATCAGCAACATTTATATCGCCATGCGTTTCAACATGGACAACAAACGAAGGCTTGCGCTCAACCATGCGCTTGTCAGCAGCTTCAGCGGAAAGTAGGAAAGAAAGAGTATTCATAGGGTAGTCCTTTCTAAGTAGGTGGGTGGGGAGGTTTCCCTCCCCAGTTGATTAGGCGTGGAACTTGCGAAGCTCATCCCAGTTTTGCGTTAAAGCAAAAGGTTGTGGCTCTGATGAATGCCTTGCGCCGTCATCCAAATAAACTAATCCTTCGGCTACTAAAGAACCAAATGTACCTTCTGCCTGTTTTTGCTCCCAACCAGCGTCTACAAGATCAGATGCATCAACCCACACACATGGATCATCTTCTAGGCAAGCGATGCTTGAGCCGCTCATGTTGCCCAAGCAAGTTTTAATCAGGGCGGTCATTGCAGCGGCTTGGTTTTCTGTAAGTGTCATTTCTAAGTCCCTTTCTAAATAACTATACACTCTATATAGCTACCCTCGCAGATATTGCAAGGGCAGAAAGAAAACTTTTTTATTATCGTTTGTTTTTAATGGTTTATATGTTCTTACCAGCTACTCTAAGGTTACTCAGAAACTCCTTCAGCTCCTTTCGAGCCTGAAATAATGCGTTCTCTGCACCCGAAAACGAATCACGCCTATTCGTATCATTTTGCTTCCTCTCAACCTCAGTCTTCAAATACTGCAGCTGAGAGGCTTGAAACGCTGTCAGGTCACTGTCGTGCATCAAAGGAGCCTTTCAGCCAAGAGAGCTGCTCCTAGAGCCAGTATAGCACCACCCCAGATCGCATACTTCTTTGTCTTCTCTCGATCTAGTGAAAATGGTATGGAATTTTCCTCAGTCGGAATCATATTATCTAAAACAGGTTTTGATTTTAAAACGTCACTGCGTAGGCTTGAGATCTTGTGCTGTACAGCCTTCTGGGATCTCCCCAGACAATTGGCTATCTCACCACTGTCCAAACCATCTGCCTTGTATTTCAGAAGCAATTGCATCTCTCTGGATGTCCATTGTTTCTTTTTCGTTTTTGTCTTCTTGCCCATAATAATTCTCCTGATTGGGCTCTGCCAAAGTCACTGGTTTCCCACTTCTTCCATATGAAGAATGCTTTGGATGTGGCCCTTTGTAATTCATTTCTTTCTTTCAAAAAAATCTAATACTTGTTTAGATGCATCACCTGCACCTTTCCCAATGATAACCGTATGTCCAATTCCTTCAAGATATTTTATCATTTGCCTCTGTTCAGTCGAAAGTCTCCCACCAGAAACCCTCTTCATCTCTATCCATAAAGTCCAAGCTGGCACAAATAGATCTGGGATACCTCGAACTACTCCCTCCATCTTCAGTCTCTTGGCAACGCTGATTGCCCTCTTCTCGCCATTCGGAATTGCGAATATCAAAACGTCTGGATACTTGGCTCGAAACCAATTGATAAACCCTACCTGCTCACTGTGTTCAGAAGGGGATATCTTCAAGGCTGAAGTCAGCGTAATTGCCTTGCGCTTCCTCATGTTTTCTCTCCACTTGTGTGTAATCGAATTTCGTAATCTCTTTATACTTTGGATTGTGATTGGATGGCTTGACCATCACCCTGCTTGGCTTCCTCCAGAAATGTGCCTCATCCAGAGCCTCAGTCGTTGTGTCAGCCAAGGCATTGAGTAGAGCCTTACGCTCCTTATACTTACTGGCAGCATAGCCTCCATGATCTGGACATAGCCACTCACTGACACTGAGCATCCCAGAATAATAAGTCACCTTGAGCGAGTCAGGTTTGCCTTCCTTCTTGTGCCTCGAATACATAACGTCATCGACATCCACCCACTCAGACACAATCTGGCTCGATAGCATGGCTCCGCTGTACGAGCTCGATCCATGATTAAGAAGTGGCGCAGGGAACTCAAATCCACACTCAGGACAAATCTTAGCAGCTGCGTGGACTATCGTCTGGCAACTCTCGCACTGCTTGGCTGGAGCCTCACCATCACCGCTACTCATTTTATCTTTTGGTTTTACCTGATCCAACAGTCCGTGACGCTCAACATTTGAACCGTAATCAAGCACTAAAGTGTTCTCCTTGCCTTCAGCTACTCTCGTGCCTCTCCCAATACATTGGATGTACAATCCACAGCTCATGGTACTTCGACACATTACGATGCAATCGACACCAGGATAATCAAACCCAGTCGTAAGCACGTTCACGTTAATCAGGCACTGCAACTTACCACTCTTGAAATCTGCAATCGTCTTGCCTCGAACAGAACTGCTATCTGATCCAGTCACGACACCTGCATCTATACCGTGACGATCAAATTCATCAGCCAGCAAGTGTGCGTGGTTTACTCCAGAGCTAAACACCAACCAGCTCTTCCTATCCTTTGCCAAAGTGACAACTTCCTTGACTGTCGATTCTATCAGTTCTGGGTCAGATGCAGCTGTAGCTAATTCACTCTCGATAAACTCTCCACCTCGCTTGCCAACGCCAGTAAGGTCGATCTGCTTAATTCCACCCTTTGATATGACTGGTGACAGGTATCCCTGATCCATCAATAGGCTGATAGGAATGTCGTGAGCTATCCCATCAAAGATCGCTCCCTTGCCTTTGTGCAAGTACCCAGTGTCCAACCTGTATGGCGTGGCTGTTAATCCAACCACCTTAACGTCTGGATTGCATATCTTCAGATCGGCAATAAAACGATTGTATCTAGTCTCAGTATTTTTAGGTAGTAAGTGTGCCTCATCGATCAGAACTAGATCTGGGGCTGGAACCATGTCGTAGGCTCTCTCCCAGACGCTCTGGATGCCAGCGAAGGTGATTGGCTTGTTCAATACCTTCTGCTTCAGACCTGCACTGTAGATGCCATAGTCAGCCTCTGGGTAGAGCTTTAGCAATCCATTGGCTCCCTGCTCCAGAAGCTCCTTAACGTGCGTCACAACCAGAACTCTGGTGTCAGGATAGCTCATGGCATCCTTAATAATCTGTGCAAGTATAGCTGTCTTACCTGAACCAGTGGGAGCCACGATCAAGGGATTATCACCTGCCTTGCTTGCCCAGTAGTTATACAGTCCATCGACAGCTTCTCTCTGGTAGTCTCTCAGTTCAAACGCCATTTACGATACCCTCTAGAAATTTGTTGGCATCGTTTACTGCGTCAGTACGATTGGCACTGTCATAATACATTACAACTTCAGCGACATTCGAGTGGATCTGAGGCCAGTAGTGAGCCAAGTTTTTGTGGATCAGCAAGTTAATCATCACAATCGACATCTGCCTACTGGTCATTTTGTCTGGGCATATCTCAAGTATTAACTCTAATACTTCTTCTATTTCATTATCCATCACTGCATCCTTTCATCAAAAATGGCTTGGCTGTTATTCTCGTTACGAATGATCTCTCCGCTATCCTGATCCTCATATTCCACAAACGTATCACCAGCATCCGTAACTACAAAATCTTTTGGCATGATCTGAGGAATAAAAAGGTGCTCGCTACAAGTCTCAACTGGCTTGCCCTTGGCACAACTCCACGTTCCATCTTGCTCTGGGGTCACATGGCTACAGGTTCTGCAGCTGACTTCTGGTATCTTACAGCCATGACAGACTGCCCAGTAGCTACACCACTTGCACTGCCAGAAGCTGGGGTCTTCATTTAGTTTATCTGGAGGTGTGTCGGCAAAAACAATCTTGTTGGCTTTATCAACCAGTCCCTTGGCTTCCTTCTTGTCGAGCTTAATTCTCTCGCCATAAATCTCATCCGTATTTTTATTAACGCAGAAAAA